AATTGGATGCAGCTTACGCTCAGTTAGAAGCTAAGGGTATGTTATCTGTAGAACGGATTGGCACATTTGCCACTATTGGTTAATAAGGAGAATAAATAATGGCGAATATCATTCGTAGCTACTACGATGCCTACGGTTTGGATAGTTTAACAGAAAAGATTAATTTAGTGCCAAACGTCTGGGACACTATTAATCAATTAGGTATTTTCCCTAGCACTGTTGAAGGTACTATCACTGACTCTGTGGCAGTAGATTTAATTGAGACTAACAGCCCTATCATTAAAGATATGGTTCGTGGTGTGCGTAACCAATATGGTCGTGATGACAAACGCTCTAAGAAAACTTGGGGTATTCCTCATTACAATTTAGATGATGTTGTTACAGCTAAAGACGTTAAAGGTCGTGTGGCTTACGGTAAAGAGATTACCCCTGAAACTGTTGCAGAAGCAGTTATGCACAAGATGGCCTCCATTCGTCGCGGATGGGCACAATTACGCGAGACTCAACGCGCACAGATTTTAACAGACGGTACTGCGTACTGCCCCAACGGAACGATGTCTCTTAATTACTACACAGAATTTAGTGTAACACGTAAAGAGATTGATATGGTCTGGGGTACTTCTACTTCCGATATTAAAGGTAAAGTTACCGAAGGTGTTAACCACATCTACGACAATGCTTTGACAGGTTTAGACCCTATCACTGGTTTTGTTGCTTTGTGTAACCCAACCTTTTTCGCTAGTTTGGTAAACCACCCTAAGTTGATTGCAGCTTACAACCAATATGCCTCTATTCCAGAGCCTTTGCGTAATCGCTTGTCTAGTAAGTTACCAATGGGTACACAAACATTTGACTGGAATGGTGTGTTGTTTGTCGAGTATCGCGGTAAGTTGGTTGACGGTACAGCGTTGATTCCTGCGGGTGAAGCACGATTAATCCCGACAGGTGCTTTCGATATGTTCCGTTCTTTTGCTGCTCCTAGTGAGAAGTTGAGTGATGTGAACACTATAGGTCAAGAGATGTATATGTACCAATACTTAGACCCACATGATGAGGGCATTCTCATTCAATCGGAATCTAACGTATTGAATGCCGTTGTTCGACCACAATGTATTGTGCGTTTGTACTCATCTACCTAATAGGTTGGTGATAGAAGCCTCGCAAGGGGCTTCATTAATAATTAAATAATAGTTGAAACATAAAAATAATAGTAGTACAATACACCTTTTATGTTAGAGGTGTATATGAATAAGTCAAGCAAGCTAGTACAAGGTATTGGAAATAAAGGTACAACATATCCCACTTGGGACGGTAAGAAAATACTCAAAGAGTATGCAATATGGGGAAGTATGTTGCACAGATGCACAGAGAAGGTGTGGACTACTCGGCCAACTTATTTTGGAACTACCTGCTCTGAAAATTTTAAATCATACACGTTCTTTTACGAATGGTGTCAAACACAAATTGGTTTCAGTGAAAAAGATGAACATGGTAAGTATTGGCATCTTGATAAAGATTTGTTAGTTAAAGGTAATAAAGTCTACAGTGAAAATGTTTGTATCTTTTTACCTGCAAACATTAATCAACTCTTTACAAAAAGAGATAGGAATAGAGGTGATTACCCTCTTGGTGTTTCTAAACACAAAAGAGATAAAACCTATTCAGCTACTTGTAACTGCGGAAAGGACAATCAAATATTTTTAGGTAATTATGATACTCCACTTGAGGCATTCTCTGTTTATAAGGCCGCCAAAGAATCCTACATCAAGCAAGTAGCAGAACAATATAAATCACAAATTGACCCAAGAGCATATAAAGCACTATTGGAATACGAAGTGAATATAGACGATTAACAGGCTAACTTTGTTAAGCCACAAATAAGGGGGGATACTTAGGTGGCTTACACGAACAGTCCATCAACGTCAGCTATAGACCGCTTACGATTAAATGTTGGTGACATCTACCCTGTAGAGATACTTGATGATGCTACCTACACATATTACTATACTAAAAATGAACAGAATGAAAGACGAGCAACCAGAGAGTTGTTCACCGTTTTGTTATTCGCCCTTTCAAGATATACAAGAGAACGGGCAGGCGATATTGAGGTTTATGGTAGTGACTACTTCCGCAACTACCTTGATGCTGTTAAATTAGCAATCACAAATCCATCCATAGACTCCATCACAGCAATACCTTTTGCTGGCGGTATAAGTCGCTCTGACATGGCAACTAGGGCTAATGATGCTGATGCTGTACAGAAACAATTCTATATTGGCTTTACAGATGGTGTACCGTCCTATGAGAAAGAACTTGTTTTAGACCCTGAGAATCCATTCCTTGATTGAGGTGAGATATGGCTGTAAAACTTAAAAGAGGCCAATCTTGGAAGAACAAGGTAAAGATAGACCTAACAGAATTAAATATGCTACAAAAGCGTTTAGTTGATTTTGGAACAAAGAAAATAAGGTGGGGCTACTTCGATAAGACTTATGAAGGTGACTCTCCATCTGATAAAAGACATGGACTACCTGTTGCTGTTATTGCTATGTGGCATGAATACAGACAAGCAGCAGGACAAGGTGGTTATAAGAAGAGACCATTCTTTACTCAAAGCATTAGCAAAGCAGAGGTTTTAATACCTAAAGTTGTTCCTTTCCTCTTTGGCCAAGAGCTATTAGGGCGAGTCAAGAATACTAAAGGTGGTGTAGAGAACGCTTTCCAACACAGATTAAGAGCCTTTGCATTAAACCTTTGTAAAACTGTTCAACAAGAGATTGATGCAGGAAACTTCACAGAATTAAGACCTAGAACAATAGCAGAGAAAAGACGTAAAGGCTACCCACTAGATATTCTTATTGAGACAGGGCAGCTTAGAAATAAACTGCAATGGATGGTGATAAGTCCTAAAGCGTATGGTAAGAATAAAGTAGTCATTGGCAATGTAAGTGATGATGTTAAAGAGCCTATTGCAAAAGAGGCAACCAAAGGAAGAAAGACAAGGAGCTAATATATGCTAACACCAAGATTTCTTTCTGTTGGTAGTACCACAGTGACAGTGCGTAGAACAAATACAGGAAGTTATGATACAAACGGTAGGTGGGTAGAACCAACCTACACAGAGTTTACAATAACAGCTAATGTGCAGCCTCACCTGATTAAGCGCAGAGATAAAGAAGGTAAAGCAGGGGATACAAGCCAAGAAGCCATTAAGCTCTACACTACTACACCCCTAAACATGACACAAGAAGGCTCTCTGTTAAAAAAGGGTGATAAGGTGTTATGGAATGGCGTACAACATGATGTTAAAGAAGAATACACTTATGTCATGGGTGTCTTAAACCATACCAAAGCTATTTGTATTAGAGAGGAGTTAGTATAGTGGCAATTATAGCTGACTCAACATACAACACAATAGAAGATGCGATTGCTAGTGCGGCAAACTCTTTAGGGCTTGGTGTTAAATTTATATGGGAATATGGTAATGGTGTAGAGCCTACAACAACTTATGTAATGTGTAATATCATTAGTGATACAGCAATATCCAAAGGCACTGAAACATTATATATTGATGGAACAACACTAAAGCAACAAATCAATACAGTGTATGAAACAGTTGTTAGGTTTGAGTTTACAGGTAAGAAACCTACATCTACTAGTTCTGCATCTGCCGCAAGCATAGCAAAACAATTTGAAGCATTATTTAAGTTCTCACCTACAAGATACATATTCTCTGATAAAGGTTTATCTGTCTTAAAGGTTGGTGGACTAAGACAAGTGCCTGTTATGAGAGATACTAGCGTATTCACAGTGACAGGTATAGATATTACATTCGCTTATGAACACATTGATGAGATGGTAATTCCAATTATCACGTCAGTAGATGGTGAGGGTACGTTGCAATACTCTTTAGCAGAAATAGTGGAGTACGGTTACGGTTTATCGTATGGAAGCTCCTATGGGGCAACAAGTAGCTCTTTCAATTTGGAAGATATAACAATTCCCCTCACAATTGGGGCTTAGATTTAGGAGATAAAATGACTACTGTCAATGATTTTATTGATGTGTCGATTACACGAGAAACAAGAGTAATTCAACGAGCATCTTTTACTATTCCGTGTTTTGTAGCTGAACATACAGTGTTTAGTGAACGCGCTAAAGAATTTAACAGCTTAACAGAAATTACAGAGATTGGCTTTGCATCTACATCTAATGTATATAAAGCTGCTCAACGATATTTTGCACAAAATGTTAGCCCTGAGAAGGTTATTATTGGTCGCAGACAAGTGCCTAGCATTGTGTTCACACCAACTGTTGCTAACAGTGCCGTATATACATTAAAAATTAATGGTTACACTGTAACTTTTACGTCTGATGCAAGTGCTACGGCAGCCGAGATTGTAACAGGTTTGAAAGCAGCTATTACAGCAGAGACAGGTATTACAGGTATCACTGTTGGTGCAGCTACAACCACATTAGATTTGTCTGTAACAACTAGTGGTGCTGATTGGTCAGCTTATGCCGTAACAACTAACTTGGTTGGTGTTAATGGTTCTGTAACAGAGGCTTGGAACGACACTATCGCTGCTGTTCGTACAGCCAATGATGAGTGGTTTGTCCTTAATGCTGAGACACACACAGAGGCTCATGTGTTGCTTATTGCAGCCTATATTGAAAGCATCAAAGCAACAGCACAAAAAGTGTATTGCTTCTCGTCTAGTGACTCAGGTATTAAAACCTCATCTACTACGGATATTTTCAGTAAGCTTAAAGCTCTCAACTATGATAACACATTCTACTTGTATAGTGGCAGTGCTTCAACATTTGCTGAGTGTGCCTTTGTTGGTCGCTTCTGTCCTGAACAGGCAGGTAGTAACACATGGGAACAAAAGACAGCTATTGGATTAGTAGCTGACGCTTTGACATCTGCTGAGGTTGGCTATATTCAAGGTAAACGTGGTTCTACATTTGAGACTGTAGGTGGTGTTGATATATTTGTTGGCGGCAAAGTTGCCTCTGGTGAGTGGATTGATGTTATCATTTTTGCAGCATGGTTAAAAACCCGTATTGTAGAAGACTTGTGGACTCTATTGGTTAATACTCGTAAGTTAGGATATACAGCCGCAGGTGCAGCAGCTATTGAAGGTGCTATCCGTAAGGTTATGCTAGAAGGTATTCAAGTTGGTGGTTTAGCCTCTGACCCTGAGCCTGTAGTTAGCGTTCCTAATGTGCTTGCATTGTCTAGCGCACAACGAGCTACCCGTGTATTGCCAAACGTAACATTTGTTGCCCGTTTAGCTGGTGCTATTCGTGCTGTTAGTGTTGCTGGCACAGTGTACGCATAAGGAGATAAATAATGAGCGGTAGAATTAATACTTATTCTCCTATTGATGTTGTTGTTATTATCCAACAAAAAGCTAAAGGTGTTGTACACCAAGTTAGTGGCTTTGCTGATGACAGTCAAATCAATATTGAGCGTGGCCAAGATACATGGAAGAAATACGTTGGTGTTGATAACGATACAACTCGTACATATAGTGCAGACGAAAGTGGTATGGCAACATTATCACTAGCACAAACATCATCTTCTAATGATGTACTTTATAACTTGTACAACTATGACAAGAACACTCGTAATGGTCAAGGCTTGTTTAGTTTAACAATCAAAGACGGCAGTGGACGTTCAATCTTGTTTGCTAAAAATGCTTGGATTGGTATTGTACCTAATCAACAATTTGGTGCTGATGTTAACACTCGTGATTGGGTAATTCATTGTGCTTCTATGGTTGATGTTGTAGGTGGCAATGGTTTGTTCACAGCAGACGAAGTTAGCAATATTGAGAAACTAGGTGGCACTGTTGCCTCTGAGTGGATTCAGTAGCTAAATAGAAAGCCTCTTTATGGGGCTTTCACTTGTAGCTATTAAAGGAGGGGGTATGACAGTTTATCATTACTCCCCTGCTGATGTATCAATAACATTCGCAGGGAAGTCAATTTCAGGATTCCCTGATAGTGGAGCATTTATTGAGATTAGCAGAGAGACACCCCTATTTAGCAATAAAAGAAGTATGGATGGACAAGTAGAGATTGTTGTTAAGAAGTACAGCACATACAAGGTAACAATAACACTTAGTCAGTCTAGTCAGTCTAATG